GATCGAGCCGACGTCGCATCTAACCCAGCCTCAGTACAGGGGCGCACCAAGACAAAAGGAGGCCGCATGACTGCGTCCAAAGAACTAACGGTTGCCGAGCAGCCGCAACAACTGATCACCATCGAGCCGGCGAAGTACGTCGAGCTTGTGTTCGAGCCTTTCGCGAAGCGCTTGGCCGATGCCAAGACGCTGGCCGCCGCGGCGAAGTTCGACGTGACGACGACGGCCGGGGCACTGCATGAGAGAGCAACGTAGTCCGTAGTTCTAACCCCTAACGCGCGGCCGAGTCTCGCGCATGGAGAAATCATGAGCAATATCGTAGAAACACAATCGTTTGACCTGTCGCCGCGCTCGATGGATGAGGCTCTGAGATTTGCCGACTATCTGGCTGATAGCGAATTGGTGCCGAAGGATTTCAAGGGCAAGCCTGGTAATGTTCTCGTCGCCATTCAATGGGGCATGGAACTCGGTTTGAAGCCCATGCAGGCGTTGCAGAACATCGCGGTTATCAACGGTCGTCCCTCACTCTGGGGGGACGCTGTGCTGGCTCTGGTGCTCGCCTCGCCGGTCTGCGAATACGTGCGTGAGACCGAGGAAAACGGCGTTGCTGTCTGCCGCGTGAAGCGCCGCGGCGATGATGAGCATGTGCAGACGTTCTCCGACGACGATGCGAAAAAGGCCGGTCTGATAGGGAAGCAGGGACCGTGGTCGCAATACCCGAAGCGCATGAAGAAACTGCGCGCCCGCGCCTTTGCCTTGCGCGACAAGTTCGCCGATGTGCTGAAGGGTATCCCGATTGCCGAAGAGGTGATGGATTACCAGCCGATGGAGCGCGACATCACACCGAAGACGGCGACAGCGATTGCAGCGGCAGCTCTGCCGCAGCCTGCCGAGCGCGACGACCGCCTCACGAACCTGATATTGGATCTCGAAGCAGTCGCTAGCGACTACGGCTCCGATGCTCTTTCGGATTCCTGGGGAAAACTCACGAAGGAAGATCGTAAAGCAATCGGCCGGTCAGAACTGACGCGACTGCAAGAGATTGCAGCGGTCGGAGAGACGGCGCCCGCCGCTGAAGAATTGAGCGCAGAAACCGACGAACGTCAACCGGGAGCCGATGATGAATGACCTGATCGAGCAGCGCACCGACGAATGGCGTCTCGCGCGCGCCGGCAAGATTACCGGCTCTCGCTTTTCGGATGCGATTGACATTACGCAGCCGGAACCGGGCGCAGTTTTCAAATCGGGGCCGCGCAAAGGTCAACCGAAGCTTCCGACATCATCCGCCGTGCGCAACAAGTACATGCGTGAGATCGTATTTGAGCGCCTGTCCGCTGCCCCGACGCATGAGGTCGGCGGCTATGCGACGCGCTGGGGAACGGATGTCGAATCGTTCGCCAAAGAGGCGTTCGAACTTGAGACAGGACATATCGTTGCGCCTGCCGGGTTCGTGACGGATCCTGACTATCCGTTCATTGGCTGCTCTCCTGACGCGCTGATCGGGACAGACGGCGGCTATGAGTCGAAATGCCCGATGGACGAAGCCGTGCACATCAATACGTGGCTCTGCGGCATGCCCGACGAGCACAAGCCGCAGGTGCAGGGCTGCATGCTCGTGACCGGCCGTAAATGGTGGGAGTTCGTCTCATATGATCCGCGCGTCGCCGAGCGCTTCCGGCTCTATCACCAGCGGATCGAGCGAGACGACGCATATATCAATGGTGTGTTGCTTCCTGGCTTGCTCCAGTTCGAAAAGGAAGTTCAAGCCATGATCGCCGAACTGGAAAAGAAGGCCGCCTGATGCGCACGTTCATTCTCCGCGATCCCGAGCACGCCCGCACGATGATCGAGTTCATCAAGGCGAATGCAGGCCATCAGGCGGCCGCAAAGAAGCCGCTGGTAGTGACGATCGAAGTCTATAAGGCGAAGCGCACAGGCGACCAGAATAGGCTCCTGCATGCGCTTATCAACGAGATCGCGGAGAGCGCTGTAATCGACGGAAAGCAGTATGACGCAGAGGTCTGGAAAGACCATGTGAAACGCCGGTTCATCGGCATCGAAGAAGTAACGCTGCCTGACGGCACGCGGCTGGATCGCAGCATGAGCACGACCGATATGAACGTTGGCGAATTCAGCGAGCTAATCGAACGTGTTCGTGCGTGGGCAATTAACGACCTTGGCATCACCCTTTAACGGAGAAGAAATGTTCACGCTTCAGAACCAGCTCTGCAAAATCCATTCAGTGACAAACGTATCAGAAAAGCATGGAAAAGATCGCGTTGCAGCGCTTTCCATCGGTCTGTATCTCGTCGGCTCAGGCTCGATGCTTGATCAGTTCGACAGTGCGCTGCGGCCGATGCTCTACCGCAAACCGCTGGCAACACCCGGAGACTTGCCGCTCGAATACGACGACAACGAAATGACCGAACTGCGCTTCCCGTTCATGCGCAACATGGCTTGGGAAAGGAAATATCAGGGCTACCTGCTGCGCTTTCACATCGGCGCGACCGGCTCAGACGACGTGCTTCTCGCTGAGTGCGGCCTGAAAGATATCCGCTTCGTCGCGCAGGAAGGCGGTTCGGTCGGCATCGGCTTCAAGGTGACCGCGCATCCGAACAATGAGATTGACCATGGCCGGATCGCCACGCGCTTGCAGCAGGAGATATTTATCGACCTGACGCCACCCGATCACATGCCGACGCTGTTCGATGGGCATCCGGAAGAGACGGACGACGAGCGAGATCCCTTTGAAGGCAGCGATTTAGCCCAAGACGAATCACGCATCGAGTAACCCGGAACCGTGCCCCCAGCACGGCGTTTTGAAGGGGCGCAGGACCGGCCCCGCTTTTTCGGATCAGATGATGACAGACCAAGTGCAATTCAACGAATGGCTTACCGAGTTGGCCGAACCGTTCTGGCTGAAAGACTCGATGAAGCAGGGCAAGTTCTTCGACGTGAACGGCTTCGCCCGCACCCTGCTATCTGCAAGCAAACCTGCCGCGCAGGATGACAAGACGATCATCCGCGAACTCCAGAAAGCATTGTTCTACTGGATGCCATCCATCGCCGGCCAAGACAGTCCAGCAGGTATCAAGGCGGCCGAACATTCATACCTGCTCTACGGCTTGGACGATAACTCAACTGATTGCGAAGGCGATCGGATGATGGCGTCTATCGGCATTCGCAACAGGACATTGGAACAGATAGAAGCGGTCGTTCAAGATCTCGGATGCCCTGAAAACATGGACATGGCTGAATTCCTGATGACTCTCCCTGCCGCGCCAGCGCAATCGGGGGAGCCGGTGGAAGCTGACGTAGTGCCGAATGAAATTGCTGAACTTTTGACAGAGCCCTGCTGGAATTTATCCAGGAGGGATGTTTCCGACTTGCTCAAACGCATCGGCTCTATTCTCTACGCCGCCCCGCAATCATCCCAGCCCGTGGAAGCTGGCGAGTCGGACGACCTTGCGGTTGACCGCTTCGCTGCCGCAATGAAAGAAAAAATGGCAGCCGCGCGCGCGAAAGGTCGGGGTGGCTGGGAGAAGTGCTCGCCCGAATACCTGACATTTTTGCTGCGCGAGCATGTCGAGAAAGGCGATCCGCGCGACGTGGCTAACTTCTGCATGATGCTTTGGCATCATGAATCGCGGATATTTCCGCTCGCCGCCCCTCAACCATCCCAGCAATCCCGCGCCGCATCCCCGCAAGCCATGGCGATTCCCGATGACTGCGATGTACGCAAGATTCTGCTGCGTGTTGTGCCTGGGGACGGCAGCGGACATGAAGTCTACGCAAGAAACGTGGCAGATGTAGAAGAGCTTCTTTCCGATATGGGCGAACGTCTGGAAGCCACGGCGACGCAGCCAGCACAGACGGAGCGGGCGCTGACGGATGTGCAAGTCGCAGCGATCATGACGCAGGTTCAGGTGTTCGCCTCGTCATATTCCCTTATTGGGAGTCGATTCGACAACGGCGACGGATTTGAGCACTCAGAGGCGATGAAAGAGGAATTGCGCGCCCTCCTGACTGCCGCGCAGCCAGCAAGCGGAGCCGACCATGCCGACTGACGACTCATTCGCCATCCGCCTCCTTCGCGCGCAGTCCGCAGTCGGCCTAACTCAGTCCAGACTGGCAAACGCGATGGACGTGAAAGCCAGCGTCATCTGCCTGTATCAGCAGGGCAAGACGCTTCCCACCTACGAGAACCTTGTGAAACTGTCGAAGGCGCTCGGCGTGTCAACCGATTATTTGTGCGGCTTGCAGGAGAACTGAAATGCCCTACCCGACCCAAGCACCCACGCCCGAACTCCTGCTCTCGCTGATGCGTCCGGGCGCCATCTACCCGCCGCATATCCTCGCCAAGCGACTGCGCACGCATGCCGCACCGGTCAAGGCCGTGCTGCTGCAAATGGTCAGCCAGGGCACGCTCGCGATCATCAAGCCGCGCAAGAACGTGTCGTTCATCCTCGCCGGCACCGAACATCTGCGGAAGCTGCCCGAGCCTAAGCCGAAGGTCGACCCGACGACTGTCGCGCAGCCCCGGACCTATGCGGTGATGACAGGCGAGCTCACCGGATACTTCGCCGAGATGTACCGGCGCGCGGATCTGGCTTTGATGGTAAGGCCGCGATGAAAATCCGCCTTGATCTATGGCTCAGCCAGAATTTCGATCCGCCGCCCGCCATCCGCACGGCGCGCCTGTGGATCAACGCCGGTAAGATCTATCCCGCACCGGTCAAGGTTGGCCGGT